AGCATCCATCGCCGCGCGAGAACACCACTGGAACTTTGAAGTAAAAAATTAAGACCCTTGTGAGGGCTATCTACATATATCTTTCGGCCATCTATAGCTTTTATGTAACCTTGCATAGATTTCTGACGAACTTGTGCCAGTAATTCTGCAAACCCAGGGATAGCTGCAATGAATGCTTCTTTGATTTCCTTGCCTTTAGCCCTAGCTCTTTCGATGGTGAGAGACTGATCATATGTATGTCCTAATTTCTGAAAAGATGCTCCATAGATGATGGCATAAGATATAGTTTTGACTAAACGCCTGGATACACCAATAGCATCGGCATTTGTTTGATGTATATCGCCATTTAGCAAAATATCTCTATATCTGCCGCCATCGTATCTAGTTAGATAATGTGACAACATTCTTAGTTCGATACCACTTAAATCTGCTGATACCAGGTATTGCCCTGGTGTAGCTCTAAATAGTTCTCGAAATGCCTTGTCACTAGGCACTTGCTGTAAGTTTGGTTTATTTGCACTTGTTCTATGTGTTGCACAAGTTACAGCACATGTGTGATGCAATCTCTCAGCAATCGTGGATAACTTGAGATAAGCGTTTACGCCTTCTGAGAGCATGCCAAGCTGCTTTTTCAGAGCCAAAATCCTGGCACATTTGTTTGAGAAGGGCAAGTTCATCTCCTGTAATGTCACTTCCGATATCTCTGGCTTGCCATTCATCGTCAGCTGCGGAAGCTTCTGCCCCAGATGTGTTTGTAGTATCCATGCTATGTGGTCCCTACTAGTAAAGTTTGTTTCTTTTATTCTTTGGATTTCACATCCTTCGATGTATCCTTGTGTCCTGTTGCTTCGTTTAGGTACATACAACGTTCCTGCAACGAAAGGGAATTGTTTGCGAAGAACTCCATCAAGCTCTTCCATTTCGCTTCGGAGAGTTTGTTCGAGTTGTTGTGCTTTTGCGACATCAAAACTCCATCCATGTTTGTATTGCTCTGCAAAAATCTCAGCAACATCATGTTCTAATTGGAGCCAATCAGGTAGGGGTGAAAATGTTTGCATAATTTTTCTGTAACTTTGACATCCTGGACGCAGTAGTCTTCCATTTCTTGTGACCACATACTCCAATCTGATGTCTTTCCAAATTCGCCTTTGTACTCTCCAAGTCGATATCCATATGCAGCTAAACTATGTTTTCCATATAGTTGTAGTGGCATATAGGGCCATTCTCTTTTCTTATCAATGTCCATAATGTTTGGATGGATTAACCTGGACAGTAAAAGAGTATCGACTTTATAGCGTGGTGGCGTAAACCATGCGTAAACTTTTTGAATTGCTGGTATATCAAATCCAATAATGTGATGCCCGGCTATTGCATCAGCTTCTTCCAAATATTTAACACCTTCCATGATGTCAAACTTACCAGGCTGGTCATTAAATGACTCTGTCTTACCTGTCTCAGTGTTATGTATTGCCAGGCAGTGGATCTCGGTCAAATCTTGCAGTAATCCATTAGTTTCTATATCAAAAATCAGCATTTTCTATATATTTACATTGATTCGGATCAAAATTTAAAGTTGTAGCTACGCCAGTAGTACCAAGTCTTCTATTTTTTAGAACCCGAAGGGTAGTTGTATCAGTAAAATCTTCGCTCGATTGCTGGTTTCTTTCTAGGGCCAGTACAACATCGCTTAACTGAGAAATGCTTGAACTTCCCTTCAATTGGCCCAACGTAACGCGAGCTCCTTCTTCATGATTAGTATCTGACATAGTCCTACGAAGATGACTAACCAGGAATAATGCAATACCTGTGCGCTCTACTAAAGAACGCAGCTTTGTCATCACAATCGATATTGCTTTCTGCTCATTATCTAATAGCTGTCCACTGAGTAATATCGATAAATGATCTAGGAATATAAAACGACACTCCAATCCACAGGCAAGGAACTCGATGCGGTTGTAAATAAGATCAGCTTCATAAGAGCCAAAGCCATCAAATAAAAATAAATTCCAATTAGCAATTGTTTTGTCATATGCTTCTTCCAATACTTTTGCGTTGTGTTCTCCAACATGAAATGCTTTACCCAGGGAAGTTGACATAAGACCAAGACCTGTCTGTCTATTAGATTCCTCTAATGCCAGATAACCTACAGTTTCTCCTTTCTCTAATAAATATGCTGCCAACTGCCTGGACAAACTGGACTTACCAATTCCTGTGCCAGCTGTGATAGTAGTAAGCGTACCGAACTCAATACCTCCAACCATCTTTTGTAGACCAGTAAATGGATATTCCTGGTCACATGGTTTTGTTGGTGTGGTTACTATTTTTTTGAGCTCTTGTCCCGAAACAATGTTGTCAGGCGTGTAAGCCTTTGCATTCCATATTGCTTTTCGTACTGCCTCAGAGTCTCCAGCCTGCATAGCATCTGATGCATCTTTATATTTACCATCGAGGAGAGCAATCTTAGTTTTTCCTGGTGGGAGGATCGATGCCACTTCTTCTGTAGCCTTCTTTCCTGGATCGTCATTGTCAAAGAAAATAACGACCTCATCGTAGCCCTGTAAAAATGGTATCTGCTTTTGTACATCTTTTTTAGCACCCGCACAACCGTGGCTAATGCTGCACATAGGCCATCCAGGCATCGCTTCATAACAAGATAAGCAATCGAGTTCGCCCTCTGTAAGTACAATTCGTTTACCTCTATCTTGGAAGAGGTGTTGTCCAAATAAAGTGTCGGTGGTGTTGCCTTCATAATAAAATTCTTTCTGCTTATTCTTTACTTTGAAGCCTTGAATTTTTCCACTGCTCGTGAAATAAGGGAAGCGTAAGGTATCTCCGTCTTTAAAGACTTTGTAAAATTCGCATGTTTTTTGGCTGATCTGCCTTTTGCCGAGTCTGGTCGGCATGCCTTTGAGTTGTACATCGTTCATGAATGTTTGTTTACTATCGCCTCTTGTGGTGGTTCGACACGAGAAACAAAATGTATGCCCATCTGTGTACACTGCATTTGCATCAGAGCTACCACAAACCGGGCATGGTGTATGTTCTATAAATTCTGATTCCATCATTGAAACCAATCGACAGGAATCAGGTATGACGCGCACCACTTGATACCGTGGCGGTCACAATATTTTGCGTATGTTGTTTTGCTTTTCTTACTTATCTTTTGATATGGATTCTGAAAGATCATACGAAGATCTATCTTTGGATTCTGTTTTATAACAGCTAAAATCTTACGTCTGTCTGCACTGTCCCATAGGCCCTTGGCTTCTAAATATATACCGTTTGGTAATTTAAAATCTGGAATGTAATTCTTTTCCAGGACATATGGAATCTTATCTTCTTCATAATCAAATCTAACTTCATTCTCAAACAAAATGTCAGCTACGCTCTCTTCTAACTTGCTTCTGAACATTAGAAGTCATCGTCAGATTCTACGGAACATGGAGCAGTATCTACAGAAACTGTAGGATCACTAACTTTATAACCGTTAGATGTACCAAATAAATTTATTGCTTCTTCCTCTGTAATATCACCCGCGTCTGTCCCCGCCTCGCTCTTCACAGAAACAATTTGGACAGCGGTGAGTTTCAAAGTTGTTCCATAAGTCACATTGTCCTTCAGCACATATGGCTTCTGTACAAAACCTATCTTCACTTTTGATCCACTGTATAGCGGAATAGCCGCATCTGTTACAGGTGTACCCTCGGTGTCTACAATAACTGGTTTTTTTTCTTCCTTCCATTTGAATTTAACCATAAATTTGTTTTCATCTACCTCTTCCCAGGGCTCTGGTTTTAGTACGCCTCTCTTCTTATTTTTAAGTTTAGATTCGGCCCACTTAAGTCCCTCTTCTCTTTCTTTTTCGAGTTTCTCGATCATTAGTGGATCGAATATTGTACTAAGACAATAGCCATATTGACTTGGCTTGAGGATAGCTTGAAAACCTTCTAAGGTTATCGGTTCTTTGGTTAGGTGGATTTCTCTAGTCATTAACAAAAAAAGTATGTTGAACTTACTACTGATGACGGATCTAAATCTCCAACATATGGAGGCTCCGTTTCAGCATTTATTGCTTTGGCGAAATCTCGTAGAGGATCATGCTCTGTAAAGATTTCTTTGTATGTTTCTCTAATGAGGGATGACATCAATGTCATGTCAGTTGCTTTCGCTAAGATACAATCGTGTATCAGACTCACATCAACACCTTTTGCTTTGGTGCATGTAAGTGCTAACAATGCGGAGTCCAGGCTATGTATAAAGTTAGGGCTAGTTGCATTCTTATGGTGGTTCAGATCTACTTCTAACTCTCCAGTTCCTACCTTTACTCGACATCTACCCAGTAGTTTTAGTTCTACTGTCTCTGTATCTTTCTTCATTAGTCTTTGAACGACTCTAAAACCTGATGGTGTTTCCCATACAAGTTGGTCCGCTCCTCGTTTTATAGCTTTAGCTACCTCACTTTCTATCCAGGACATCACTTTCATGGGTCCAGGAAATATATTGTGCATAGCTTCTCTTACAGCTTTTACAGTTTGCGATATCTCCTCTGGTGTAGGGTCAATACCTTTCTCTTGTAAAGCTTCTCTTATGTATTGCATGTTGGACGATATCTTTGCTGAATAAGGTAATGTCATCACTACGCGTTTAACATTTTTCCTATCCCATATCTTCCAAAACCTCTTTGGTATATTGGGTTTTGCAGCTTCGGCTACAACTTTATATGCATCCTGGGGTTTTTCCCCTGGTACGCAGTTGGTTAACCTGGCTGTTGATAGATCTTTACTACAGCCTGCCAGGATCTGTAATCCTGACGATGTAGCATCTACACTTACCCACAAACCAGTAGTTGTCCTGGTCTTTGCAATAACTATTTCGTAGTATTCTCTTGCAGCTGCGAGGAAACAAAAAGGTTCTTCTGCAACTTCCCAGGTAGGTAAACAACCTATGGGATCAGTAGCAACCTTTTCAATTAGATCATGGTTATTTGTAGTCCAGGCAAGCCGCTCTTCCATAGTGCTTTTATCAAGACCATAAGTAGTAGCAACTTGAAACTTTAACCAATGAATAGCATCAGGAGTTACTTGTGCCTCGTCCCCTGCCCTTACCAGGGCTTTTCCAAAGTCAGTATCTTGCGTTGAAAGAACTGATGGGATGGGATAGATGCGACCTCGATAGTCACAACTAAAACACAAGTAATAATATGGTTTGTTCTTAAATTCTTTTACGCAGTTCATTGTCATCCTGGTGCGACAACTTTTTCTAAACTCCTGTGCGTTTGCGTTGTTGATTTTAGTAGCATCCCGCTTCCAACGTTTCTTACTTTCTGGGTTGGTATCTATATCAGCGGGTTTGGGTGGTATCTCCGTATACATGATGGGGCGAAACTTGCCAACACCACGTTGCAGCTGCTCCAAAGATTCAGCTACATCAACAATAAAGGGATTTAATCGATACTTTACCTTTTGTATCGAGTTAATAAAATCGTAAATCAGTTTCCCCTGTACAGGGAGGGGTGGCCCCTTTCTTACGAAGTCATTACATCTAGTTAATTCATTAAGAAAATATCCTCCAGCATGTACCGGACTCCAATCTCTTGGTTCTATTAACATAGGCCAATTTAATGGACTAAATAACTCAGCAATTTTTACAATTTCATCTTTGTGTTTTATAAATTCAGCAGTAGGTACAAGTCGATTCTCTGTTCTATTTTTTGTATAGAAAGGTAATACCTCAAACCATCCTGACGATTCACACAATGCATCGATATACCAACCACCAACCTTAACTCTTGTTGCTGGAGTCCAGGCTTCCCAGGGTTTTATATCTTGCTTTTGCATAAGCACTTGCATGCTTTTGCGTTTGTACTCAGTTCCTTTTGATTGATGCCAGTAGTTTTTCTTTAACGTGGTATACAATCCTGGATTGCATTCCTCGTAATATCTCATCTGGAGCTCGGCCTCGATAGCCCGGCCAGTTGATTCTGTTATCTTACAAACTGAGCTCTCTTCCTTTCTGTAGGAAAATACTTTGTCAAAGGCAATCTTACTGGTGATTGCAGCTGCACTCTCTGGATCTATTTTTAGTATGTAATTATGTAGTAAATGCAATCTATGACCTGATGCATTTTTCAATCTTTGTGCAGTTTTTTCTTTTATATATTTAATAAAAAGTGGTAACAAGTTCTCGATTGAACTGGAACCATAAACAGTTGCAGAAGCATATGATAGTTTTTCTAATTTAAGAGTATCTTTACGAAACTTCTCCAATCCACCGTCTATTAATTTCCGCTCAAACAAAAACTCCTCATCAATTTGTGAGGGAGTTGGCATGTATATTTAGGTGTAAATTTAACGACATCCGCACGGATGTATATATTGGGTCCTCTAAAAATAACTAATCCGTTAGCGGATCGCTGTTGTCGATTGTGATTACGCTAGTTATAGCTTTTTTCTTAAAACGTATCCAGGCTAAATTATGGTATTATGCCGTACAAATCATATACATCCTTATCACAAGATAAAGCCAGTTGTAGTAAAACATTTCGAGAGTTACGTTGTGCATAAAGTGAGTTTCTGATAGTAAAGCAATATAAAATTAGCCTGGTCTGTTTCGCGTGATGTCTATAAACATCTAGTTTCTGTAGTATCTGAAGCAACCAACACCTACGATGCCATATTTGTTGCATGCTTCTTTGTGATCCTTGAATCGTAAATTAATAGCGATCCATTCATCTAAATTATCTGAGCGTATTTTTCTTCCCCTGGAATAATCCAGAAAAAGGTCAAGCTCATCGCGTGTAAACATTCC